CAACGCAGCCTCGAGGAAAAACGTGCCAAACGAGACAAGCTGATCTCGATGAAGTTGACAGGTGTCGCACAGTCACTGTTTTCAGTGGACCACGCGCACAAGTTTCCGTTCTTCGAGGATCTGCTGTCGAAGTTGACTGCAGTCAAGGACGAGGTTGACTGGAAGAACGCTATTGCAGAATTCAGTTTCTTCTTCGCGCATCTCGCGAGCGGAGGAATTTCGAAATCCAACGTGACGACGAGCGTACTACATCTGCTTAAGAATCTTCCTGTGAAGGACATTGCTTACAACATCCACAAGTGGGTAAAGCGCATGGATAATGCGCAATCAGTGAGTATGAGCGGTCTTGGTGTAGCCATCTCCGCTGTCATCTCCTGTGTGTTCGCCATGATGTTTTCGAAGCTACCGGCTGACAAGTCGATTGATCAGTTTATTATGCGATTCTCGCGAGTCGGACACCTTATCTCTTCTGTAGAGAAGCTGGATAGTATTTCAAAGAAGGCAACGGACCTTGTTGTCGGTTTTGTCAAGCAGTGTATCTTCGGGTATGACGACGAAGCCGTTAATGAGATGAAGGATTTCAACACCTTCTGTGATGAAGCTCAGTCTCTTTTCTACCCCGGAGTAGAGGCTACACTTGGCGAAGGTGAACCTAACAGGACGAAACTCGAACGACTTTGCGATCAGGCTGATGGACTACAACAGGTTCTTGATGCAAAACGGGTCCCGTACTCACAAACAGAACGGTTCAGGAAGTGGTCCCTGTACGTAGCACAGCTACGTGCGGCTGCCGCTAACGCCGCGATGGGGGAACTTCGACCGCGTATCCCTCCTGTGCTTATCCACTTCATTGGAGATACCGGGGTGGGAAAGTCAAACATGTTGGACTATCTGAATACTGACCTGCTTGTGGCCATGGGGAGTCGAGATGTGAAGGACCTGCATAACTTGGTCTATTACCGAAATCCTCTCAACGCATACTACGACGGGTACAGGAATGGTACAAAGATCCTGGTGTGTGATGACTTCGGAGCTGCTAAGGACACAGTCACGAATCCTAACCCTGAGGTGCTGGAAACCATCCGGCACACAAACGGGGTTCCATATCGTCCTCTGATGGCAGATCTGTCAGGTAAGGCGAGTGCGGTGTTTGAAGCCCAGGTTATTATCTGGACTTCGAACAGGGACACGTTTTGTTTCGAATCCTTGACCAACCCGGAGGCTATCTATAGCCGTGTGAAGCTCAGGTTTCGCCAGAAGGTTCATCCCGACTTCATGAAGGAGGTAGATGTTTACGGTACTCGTTGCAAATCGCTGGATTCTGCGAAGGTTGTAGCCCACCTTGAGACTGACCCCGAAGCCTTCCGCACTTGCATGCTGTTTGACCAGCTTACGTTGGAAGGGACAGTGTGGCGTGAGGTCAAGAAGGATTTGACGTTCGACGAAATGTCGGCCATCTGTGTGGAAACCGTCAAGAGGAACCAGACCGTAGGTGGTGAGGTTATCCAAGACCGTCGAGACTACTTCGCGCGTAAGGTTGCCCAGGCTACAGGTGTAGCTGAGGTATCCAGTGATGAAGTTTTTCTTCGGTACGTGGAGGAAACTACACGGCCCGCATACATGTCGACCGGAAAGAACTGGAGATGGCCTCTGGGCAATGGAATGAGGCACATTCCGTTGCACCTCGCCATGTCTCAGTGGGTGAAGAACTACCCTGCCCAAGAGCTGAGGAACACCTGCATGGAAAAGTTTTACCAGCCCGATGCGATAAAAAGACTCTACACGCAGATGCTGCTTGCCGCGAAATGTATCCAGGTGTCACCCGGGTTTGAACATCAAGCGGTGTCATCCTGTGTGGGTGTCTTCGTTGGTAAAATGGAAGGCTTGGATGAACTTGCGGTTGAGTCGGAACTTGACCTACTGGACATGACTCGTAGGGGAGAGTTCCGCATCTGCATGGAGTGTCATCATAAGGATCCTAGCCTCGCAGAGACTTGTGCGACCCTTGTGAGCGACCTTGCTGTGAACTATACAATCTACACAGCGGGCATCCGTGTCGGACGACCAGAGAAGCCGGAAGAGCAACAAACATGGAGGAGTTATATGAAATTCTGGATCTGGTGCATCAATCTTGGTGTGCTCAGTACCCTTCTGATCATGGCCTTCAAGTGGTTGTTCCGAACACTCACCAGGATCAATACAGCGATCTCCAATACCATCACTGGAGCGATCAGCGGAGTTGGTAACTTCTTCTCTGGGGCTTCCACTGGGGTAGCCGAGGTGGCTGTGTGGAAGGATGATGGAGGAGTTTGGCATGCGCGAACATCTGCGTTTGACGATCCCAAGATTACCGAGCACTTCCGGAACGATGAGCGCTTCGTCATACACGGCGATGCAGAAGTTGTCGACATGACGAAGGTGACTGTGATGCACGGAGAAGCGGCGGAAATGGAGCGGACAGGCCAGACAGCTATGGGACTCTTTTCGTTCAGTGATGATAATATCATCACTGACACCGGAGAAACCGTAGGTGAAAGGCGAGGTAAGCAGGAAGCCTACAATGCCGGTGCGGCCCGGTCGCAACAGACAGGCCGGGTAGAGACGTACCAAGCGGGCCAAGCTCGTTCATCGCAGACGGGGCGTGTTGAAAAACAAGTCTCGTTTGATGAACGGGTTTCCGGGTCAGTGCAGTCGTTCTCAGATCAGAACGCCGGAGAAGTCAGAAACCGTGTTGTCAAGAACATCTATGGCATCATGACTGGCCCTGATCCCGATACGCTGGTGCGCCTCGGCACGTGTACGATATTGCAAGGCCGGGTTGGCATCACCAATCGTCACATCGTTGCTTCACTCATGGACTACGTGGGGCTTGTGAGCTTCACGAAGAAACTGTATGTGATGAAGCGAGAAGATCTTGTGACCTACCACATTCCGGATGAAGATCCAAAGATGGGGAAGCGTGATGCCGCTGTCTTTGAATTGCCAACCATGTTCCCGGTCCATTCTAGCATTGTCCGCTACTTCATGACACCAGACGATTTCGCTAGGCATACCAACGTCCCGAAGGCGTCGATGGTGTGGTGCGAGATGCGCAACGGGCGCCCCATTTTGCGGTATTACGACTCGAATTTGATGGTTGCGCAGCAATCGAGGTTCTTCGACCTACAGGAGAAGGGGAATGTGCTCCAGATCCGAGACTTCTATCTTCACGGTTTCGAGACCGTCAATGGAGACTGTGGAGCCTTGATCATCGCGTTTGACCCTGCGATGCAGAACAAGATCTGTGCGATGCACATGGCTGGTTTCGATGGTGAACATTTCACCGGTGCCGCCGTCGCGCTACACACTGGTGTGATCGAAGCCCTCCTGAACGGCATTCGCCCGATGCTGAAACACCGAGCGTCGTTGTTTGATGGTACAGTTCCAGGTGTAGTCTCGGGAGGAATCCAAGTTGAAGATGGTGAGATTACCCTGGCGACGAAGATTCCGGAAGGTTTCATGTACGTCGGGCAGGTTGAGAACCCTGTTTTCGAGAATACCCGGACGACTATCAGGCGGTCACCAGTGTATGACATCTGCGGCCCTGTGAAGAAGAAGCCAGCTCACCTGGCCCCTTTCAAGCAGGACGACATGGTGATTGATCCACGGATGATGGCGATGGCGAAGGCAGCTGGGCCGAACATGCGAGTGCACCCTCAGTTCCTGGAGGAGGCAGTTAACAACGTGAAGCAGAAGATTAGCTCCCGCGTCCGACTCTCTGACTGTCGTGTGCTGACGTTCGAAGAGGCAATCACCGGTATTGCTGGTGACGACTGTTACCCTCCAATCAACCGGGCGACTTCGCCGGGCTACGGTTGGAGGAAGGTCGGTAAGGGCAAGACACGATGGCTGGGCGAAGATGAGTACGTCTTTGACCACCCAGAGTTGGTTGCTGCGTACAACGACGGCATGGCGAGGTTACGACGAGGTGAACGCCTGGGCAAGTTCTGGACGGATACTCTGAAGGATGAGCTTCGCCCTATCGCGAAGGTTGACCAAGGTAAGACACGGCTGTTCTCCGCTGGGGAGATGGTGCAAACCATCATCCTGCGGCAGTATTTCGACGGCTTTGCCGCCCACATGGCCAGGAACCACACCGACGTTGAGAGCTGCGTTGGGCTCAATGTGTACTCCATGGATTGGGAACTGTTGG